AACTGGTATGCGCGTCTCTGTGTTGGATGGCGGCTCAACCCCGGGCGGACCTGGAAAGGGGGAAACCGTTCCGCCCGGGGGAGCCTCGGCGGGAGAAACTGCGCCGTGCTTATGAATCTAACAGAGATTCCACGCAACACAAGATGACAATGTGGCGCACCATGTCGACTGGGATGTGAAACGGGTGGATGCCGTCCCGCCCTGACAGGCTTTGCCACACGGTGATGTGCCCAATTTTGTACGACGGCTGCCCTGGATCTACACGGAAGCCGACGGTGTGGACGAGGACTTCGCCGTCGTCTTGGTAGTCGTCGAGCTCTTGCCAGCCGCCATCGCCGGCATGGGCGTCGGCCCACAGCACTTTGACGACGTCCATTAGTCCAGCCACACCTTGTATCCGGCGGTGACACGGCCCGCCGTCGGGTCCACGAAATGGAGCCGTTGTGACGGTGTCGACGCAGCTGCCAACATGACCCCAGCGTAACGGTTGTCTGACTCAGTGCTCCCAGTCTGGAACACGCTGCCTTCCCCGTTCGCCATGGGCCATTCGGCGTGGGTGTGATAATGCCCCACATAGACGTCGCGGAACTCCCACGGGTAGGCACCGGACCGCCAACGGTTGGCGTGGTTCACAATCGTCATTGGGCTGGCGAAGCCGTTGCGCCCAATTTCGTCCCCATGAATCAACAAGGCACGGTAGTTCCCTATTTCCACCCGCTGGATGTCCTCGCCGGACACCCTGAAGTCAACGCGGGGATTGCCTTCCAGCAGGGATGCTGCCAGGTAGTAGCACATGCGGTCCACGTTGTCGGATCTGGGGACGTTGTCCCGTTTGGAGCCGATACGTCCGTGGTTGCCCCATTCAGCGATGACGGTGACCTTGTCGTAGATGCCGAGTGCCTGGGTGACACAGTCGACGATGAGGCGGGACACGGTGACGTACTGCTCGAACAGGGTGGCGTCAATCTCGAACGCCTGCCCGGGGAAGTTGAACAGTCCCTCGACCATGTCCCCGCCGAACATGATGACGCAGTTCTGCACTGGGTGGTCGGCCCGTTGCACCTCGGTGATTTTGTGGGCCTTGTCGGTGAACCTGAGCACCCGGTCCCGCATCACCTGGCTGTTGTACGTTGTGGTGCGTTTTGAGCCCTGCCAATCGGTCAGATGCCATAATGCCACCTCCGCCCCTTTTCGGGGCTTAGACGCGCTCCTAGGCACCTTAGGGACGCCCCCAAGGGCAAGCATGGCCTGTTTCGCACCTTCGTAGGCGGCGGCGGTCAGTTCCTCCGTCCGGGCCTTATGTTTCGCCAGTTGCCGCTGGGTGGCAATCAGGGCGCGGCGCACTTCCTCCAGTTCGGCAGCGATGTCGTAGTCACTCACAGCCACAGTCCTTTCGGCGGTGCCTTTGGATGGCGTGCCCCTTCAGGATCAGTCCCCGCTTTAGGAGGACGCGCTCGATGACGGTGGCGGGCACCACCCCGTCGTTCACGGCCTGGAGCAGTTCGTCCCGGTCTTTCGGTGCCATCGTGTTAGCCAGTTTGTGCACTGAACACTTGTTGGGTGGCCCCCAATGCTCCAGTTTCAGTTCGTCCATAAGTCCCATGCTGTCCCCTTTGGGTTGTGGATTACTTGGGCAATGCCCTGAATACACGCTCCAAGGTAACAGGGTCGTCAGCCATTTTGGGGGCAATCTCAAGGTGGAACCATTGCCCGCCTGGGCCGAGGGTCGGTTTGGCGTACACCTGCCAGGCACCGCGATCGCAGCGCCAGCCCCTGCCGTGGTTGCCATACTGGTAATCCCCGATGAACTCAACCCCGAGCTGGTCGGCGTGGCGCACTAGCCATTCCATGACGTACCGCCCTGTTTCCCGCTTCTCGTAGTACATGTCCAGGGCGCGGCCCGTGGCGTGGACGGACAGGTCACCGGGTTTGCCGCGCTTGTCGCGCACCACCCAGGTGCCCAGGCAGCCGAGCCCGTACCTTTTGCGGAGCAGCTCTTTCAGCTTCTCGGTGCCTGCCCGACGACCGGGGGCGGCCCCATCGCTGGTACCTGTGTACCCCCGCTTTTTTGTCATGACGTTATTTGCGGCCGATAATGGGCTCGACCGGGTCGCCCTTCTTGGCGGCGATGCCGTTGCCGACTGCGTAGCCGACAATCATGGTGATGATGGGTAGCCCTTGGTCGGAGTCAATTTGGCCCACTGCAATCAGGACGGTGACGCAAATCAGGGCGACCAGGGCAATCAGCGCTTTGCTGGGGTTCTGCAGAATCATCGCTTAGTTTTCGCTGATCAGGACGGTGACAGTTTCGGTTTGCCCGGTGGCGCAGACGACGTACAGCTCGTCGCCGGGGCTGAGGATGATGTCGTGCTCTCCAGCGGATTTGGTCAGGATGTAGCCCGTCGTGGAGGTGACGGTGGCGTTGCCGAGGTAGACGGAGGTGTTGCCGACGGGGGCGACGTGGACGGTGCGGTGCCCGACAGCTGATGACGCGATCTTGGTGGGGGTGTCGGTGACGGCGTATTGCGCGGAGGTAATCATTCTGGGCTTTCAGTCGGTTCGGGGAGTGCGGCGATTTCTTCGGGGGTTAGTTCCCGTGTGATGGTTTCGCCTGTTTCTGCGTTGTGGAATGTGCCAAGGATGGGGTCGGACATGGTTACGCCTTTCGGTATCCGTACACGGTGATGACACCGCCAGTAAATGTCCCGGCACTGTCAGGCTTGATTGTGAAACTTGTGTACGCGGTTGATGACGATTGCAAGCCGCCGAACCAGCCAGCAAAACCACGGCCGCTCCACGTTCCTGACATTTGCGTTGGTTGTGCAAGGTTGGGCGCTAGTACGTCAAAAATTACGCCTGATGTTTTTGTAGAGGCTTCATCGAGGGAAATGTAGATACTCCCAGCGTTTCCGACTCTAAGCGTTCCCGTGGCTGCTCCGTCCCATGAGTCGTAATACATTGACCCATAGTGACCAGTAGTGCTGCTTCCCAGTTGGAACCTGAAAGAGTCAGTTGCTGACGGTGTAGTACCGACAAATGAAATGCGATAGTTGTCGTAGGTGCTGGAAAACACGTTGCTAATGGTCACGCTCGACACCGCCGACCCGACCGTCGTGCTGGTGACGTACACGAGGCCGCTGTTCGCCAAATAGGTGTTCGTATCCGACGCAGTCAAAACCTCACCCGTCGCAAACGTCTTGATAGCCATACTCAGAATCCTAACCTGTTGTTATCGAGGGTGCCCAGCGTCGCATTGTCCAACACCAGCCAGTTCGTGGTAGCCCCCGGCGCCAAGCTCCACGCCACCCGCGTCGACGCTGGATCCGCCTGGACAGTGCGCCCCAACACGTTCGCCGTGTAACTGTTGGAACGCAAAAGAATCGTGGTGACATCCGCCGGGAACGTCGGGCTGACTTGCGCCTCCATGATTACCGCGACACGTTCCGGTCCCGCTGTCTGCCCCGTCAACACCGTGTCAACATAGGTGGCAAGGTTTGCAGCCTGCGCGGTCGTCTGGTCGTAGGTTTGCAACGTGTACACACGGGTGCCGCTGCCCGCCGTCTGTGCCGCCAACCCAGCAGGCTCCACAATGACCTTTTGGGCGTAGTTGTTGGCAAGCGCCGCGAAATCGAGTGATTCGTACCGCCAATCATTGTTGACCAGGGCAACCGATGAGCCGTCGTTGAAACGGCCCCCGCTGGTCAGCACGTTCCGCCCCACAAAATTGAGGGACGGTGTGAACGTCCCAAGGTCGTAACCAGGGATGACGCGAGCCTGCTCAGTGATTGCGAGCGTCCTGTAGATCTGCAATGCGTTCGTGTTGGTGAACGATTGCGCGGACACCGTCGACTTGCTTGTGTCAGTGATGGTTCCCGAAAAGTCAATCCCTGCGGCGCTGGCAGTGTCAATTGCAGCTGCCCGGGTGGTGACCCCTGCCGACCATGACACCGTCACCTCGGCGCGGCCCAGGTACGCGATAGCATCCTCGAGCTTGATGCTGAACGTGTCCTCGGTTGTGTCCTTGCCGTAGTACACCTGGTAGTCGGCGACAAACCCCCCGAAATTGACCCCTGAGCCCGTAATCTCGATGATGTCGCCAACCTTGATTGACGGCAGACCAGATGGGTTGCGCCCGTTGATTTGGGCGGTGGTTGCCTGGACTGGGTCCAGCAAGCTGCTTTTGCCGATGTCGGATGACCAACTCGTCACGCTCGTCAGCACCGTCGATGCCCCCGATGGGTTGCTGTAATGCGTGAACGTGTAGGTGTAGAACGCCACTACGCCACCCGAACATCCGGGGGCAGGGAGCCGTTCTGCCGAGAGTAGCGCACCAACGCGTCAACGACGGCCCGCGGATCCGCTGACGTCACCGTGATGTTGATGCCGCCACCCATGCCGCCCATCTTGGACAACGGGACCACAGCCTCCGGGCCTGCCTCACCGATGAGCGCCAAGGTGGGGCTGGTCACGATGCCGCCCTCAGCCATTGCCGGAATAGCCAACCCAGACCCCCGGCCCGCTGCGTTGTCGTCGCCGCCCATACGCCCGAACGAAATCGGACCCAACGGGTCAATGTCCTTGCCGGGTTTGATGAGGTTGATACCCCTAATGATGATGTTGGTGGCCTTGATCCAGGCATTGGCAACAAACTCAAAATAGGAGGCGACACCGTTTACGACCGATTTGATGGCGTTTCGGAACGTCTCAAACTTCTTGTAGGCCGCGACCACGCCAACGACCAGCAAGGCAATGCCTGCGGCAATGGCAGTAAACGGGTTGAGGGCCATAGCAAAGTTCACGGCGGTGATGGCGACCGCGACAGCGCCAATGGCGGCAGCAATGCCCAAAAACAGGTTCGGGTTCTTTTGGGCCCAATCCGCAAACTTTTGCAGGATAGGCAACGCCTTTTCCACGATTGGCAGCAATGCCGCGCCAATGCTTTCCTTCGTTTCGTTGAGGGACACCGACAGGCGCTTGAAGCCGCCCTCAGCGGTGTTGGCTGCTTCCTGGGCGGCCCCGCCGAACGTGCCCCCGAGCGCGTAGAACACTTCGTCGAGTGTTGCGCCGCCCTTGATCATGTCCCGGAGGCTGGGGTCCAGTTTGGCAAGTGCGGCTGTGTTGCCGCCGTACGCTTTGGCTAGGGCGTTAGTAACGGTTTCCAGGGGCTTGCCTGTGGCTGCCGCAATGTCCATTGCAAGGGTGGCGGCTTTCTGGGCTTCCTCAACGTCGTAGGTGACGCGGGACAGGCTGGCAAGTGCTGGGCGCAGCTCGTCGTCGGCGACACCGAGCAGACGGCCCTGTGTCCCGATCCAGTCCTCGACTGCCGCAATTTGGTCGTCTGTGGCCCCGGTGGAAATACCAAGTTGGCGGGCAAGCTCCTTTTGGGCTGCGGCATCCTCAATGGCGCCCTTGGTGGCGTCACCCAGGACCACCGCCAGACCGCCCAGCGCGGCAGCTGCGGGAATTGCTGCCTTCTTGATAGCAAACTGGGCTTTCTTGCCGGCGCCCTCAAGCTGCTTGAACTCCTGTACAGCTTTGGAAATGCCTTTGCCGTCAAACTCGGAAACAATGGGGATTTGGATAGCCATTAGTTCAGCTCCCTGTTGACACGTTGCACGGCTTGCATGGCGGCATCGTTCATTTCGCGTTGTATGGCGCCCCGCTTGCGGTACACAGCAGGGCCGATAATGCGGGTCCGTCCGGGCTGCAATGACCCAAGATTGGTGCCAAGCGGGTTCGGGTCTTTGCGGCCTGCTGACTCGAACACGGCGGCAGCACGATCGGTCTGCTGAATCAGGATGACGGCGACAGCGTTGCGGGCCGCGTCCAGTTTCAGCTTGACACCTTTGGCGGCTTTGGCGGGGTCGTACGGGAAGATTTTCTTGCCGTCCTGTGTCCAGGTGCGGGCCATACCGGACAGGGGCAACCCGACGTAGCCGCGTTGTGCCTCCTCGATGGCGGGCTGGGCAATTCGGGTGGCGTCCTGCTGGAACTGCTTACGCAGGCCGGGTTCCAGCTTGTTGAGGGACCGAATAGCATCCTTGATCCCGGCGATCTCTATGTTGGCGGATGCTGTCATTTCTTGTTTTGGTCCTTGAGGATTTTTAGCACCGTGGCGAGGTCTGCCTCGTCGAACGGTATGTGTGGAGGCCAATACCCTGTCGCAACCAGCATTACAGCTAGTGCGAAACGGTAGGAGCCTCGTCCGTAGGGTTTTCGGGTTCCTGCCCGACGACCTCAATGTGCTGCATTTTGCGGATGTAGTCATCGAAGATTGGCGGGATGGTGACGCCGTGCACTTTGCAGGCTTCGTATGCCATGAACGCCAGGTCTTCGATGCCGACGCCTCCGGTGGCGAGGTCGGAGGCTTTCCGCTTGTATTTGCGTTCCCACGCGACTAGCACGAACAGGTTGGTGCTGACCTCGTAGGCGTCACCGTCGATGGGTGTGACTCTGATGATCATGGGGTGCCCCTTTCGGTTGGCTGGTTACGGGGTGACGTCCCGGACCCAGGTGCCACCCTCCCAGCTGATCTGGAAGGTCTGCATCTCGCCCACAGTGTACGCGTACGGGACAACCGAAAGCATCGTGTTGGAAATCGTGACCTCCGGGTTATCGGCTGCAATGGCGCCGGAGGCCTTCTTGAAGACGATGGTGGTGGTGCCGTCGCCGACGATGTCAGCGAGGATGCCCTCGACTTCGGTGGCGCCGTACGACGCGAACAGGGTTGCGCTGCCGGACACGGACTGGAGTCCCTTTTCCATCTTGTGGCCTGTGTCGCCGAACGCCGTGATTTCGAGCGAGTCGTAGCCCAGTTCGCACGAGAAGTCCGTGCACTGATCTGCGAAGTCCGTGCCCCCGATGGTGAGGACTGCGGGACCGCCTTGGAATGTGCTGGTTGCCATTGGTTTTCCTTTGGTTAGTTGCGCCGTACTGAGACGGCAATTGTGAGGTCGTAGGTGGGGATTTCCTGCCCGCCGTAGGAGGCGTAGCCGGGGCTGCCGTTGGTCACGGCAATGTTTGACGCCATGATGGTGTCGACCTGGGTTATGAGCCAGTCGGTTGCGTCTTGGTTGCCGGGTGGCGGTGCCAGGATGCGGGCCCGTATGCGGATGTCGCCGACGTTGTAGGTGAATGCGTCCATTGTGGGCAGTTCAAGAAACACGGTAAGCGGGCGGGCGTTTCGGGGGTCTGTTACGACCTTGTAACCGAGCCCGGTCAGGTCAGCGGAAACGGCTGCAATGGCTTCGGCAAGGATGCCTGTGGCAGCCATTTACGCCACCTGTGCGCGTCCGCACCCAAGCAGCTGCATGATCCGCCCGAGCGTTGCCGGAATGGGCAGGGAGCCCATGCCGTCGAATGAGGCGAACGAGTCAACGGATCCGCGTTCCCGGTACAGGGTGCCCGCGTACATGATGGTGCCGAGCTTGACGTCAGCGGACGGGGACGTGTTTGTGGCGTCCGTGTAGCCCGCCTCCTTCCGCTTCCGGTAGCACCATGCGTTCGCTGCCGCTGTGCACGTCGTGATGAACGCGGTGTCGTTCGCGGTGGCGGAGCTGATGCCCAGCC